CGGCGCGGTTCCAGGAAGATTACAAGGCGCGATTCGACGTGCAGCAGGCGCTCAAACGTGCCGATGCTGCCGAGATGATCCACACAGCCACCGATGGGGCGCATGTGATTGGAGCGGTGCCTAGCTTCGACACGGAGCGTCTGGCGCGGATTCTCGATCAAACAGGCTGGGGTGCGCCGCCGTGGCACTACCACTTGATTGATATCGAGAACGTGGTTATGGGGTATTTGCACGGGGTAGCGGCTAGGGCGATTGATGAAGCTCGGATGCGCGGCGAAGAACCTTATCCCGCATTGATGAATCGCCCCGGGCCGCCGTACAAGTCGGATGATTTGTCGCGAGCCGTAAATGTCGATCCCAACGACTTCGATCGCCATACCGCCATGGGTGACGTGCTGTGGACGCGTGCGCAGTGGGACGCAGTGATGGGCAACGGCGATGAATGATCCCGTCAATCATCCTAAGCACTACACGTCTCATCCGAGTGGAATTGAGTGCATACAGGTGACCCGCCATATGGGATTCAACCTCGGTAACGCCGTCAAGTACATCTGGCGAGCGGACCTGAAACACAACACCATCGAGGATCTTGAGAAGGCTATCTGGTACCTCAATGACGAGCTGGCGAAGCGGCGACGGGAGTCCTCCAGTGACTGACACCTGCACCTGCACCCACGGTCTCGATGAGCACCCATCTCACGGCGGCACATGTCTAGCTGAACTCCCCGGTTCTTTTGAGCCTCTTTACCGGTACTGCCCCTGTGGGGGATTTGAGAGGAGCGACGATGAGTGACGACCGCCTGGATTCCTTGGCAAAAGAACTGTGCGAGAAACGTTCTGCGACGGCTCCACTGTGTTGGGATTTACTCACGTCCGATCAGAAGGACACGTGGCGTCGGATGGCTGCGCAGCGTCTCAATGACCAGGAGGCGGTGTAGATGCCCACTATCGGTGTGATCCTGCTGTCGATTGTGACGGCGGCTAGCTCTTGGTGGGGTGGTTACGTATTCGCCCGACGCCGCTTCGGTGTAGCTGTCCATGTGCACGCCTACGAACAGTGGCAGGACTACACCATTCGGGAAGGCAAGTACCGCCAAGGTGAGTGGGTGGTGGATCTGGTGAGAGGGCAGAAGCGGGACTGCCTTGGGTGTGGTGTGTGTGAGATCCGCGCGGTCACTATCGATGAGGTGGTGTAGATGGCCCCTGGACGCATTAGGACGATCAAGCCTGGGTTCTTCACATCACCCGCCACCGCAACCGTGGACTTCCCGGTGCGGCTGTTCTACCAAGCTCTGTGGTGCTGGGCGGACGACTTCGGGGTAGGGGAGACAAACCTCAACGGACTCCTCGGTTTCGCGTTCCCAGATGAGGATGGATTCACTGCGCAGATTTTGCGCGGATTTTGCGCCGATTGTGCGCGGGCGTTTGGAGTGACCTTCTACACGGTGCGCGGAAGGCACTATTACGCCATCGCTTCATGGGAGAAACACCAGAAGTTAGAGAGGCGCGCCAGTCGTCGTCAGCACCCCACCCCGGATGACCCAGAAGCGGTACCTGACCAGCGGATATATGGTTGCGCGGATTTTGCGCGGGATAGTCGGCGCAAAACCGGCGCGGAATCTGGCGAAAACAGTGCTGGAACAGGGGAACAGGGGAACAGGGGAATAGATAACGAGGAGAGAGAGACGCGCGCGCGGCTCATCGAATACCCAGACCTGACCCCGATCCCCGACGACTGGCAGCCCAGCCTCAGCGCCCAAGCCAAAGCCAAAACCCTCGGCATCAAAGACCTCACGACCGCTGCGGAGTCGTTCATGACCCACGCACAGGCGACCGGTCGGATGGCAGCGAATTGGGATGCGGCGTTCTCCTCGTGGCTCATCCACCCCAGAACTCGTGAGTTCGACACCCAGCGCCGAAAACCTGAAATGTCAAACACCGACGCGAAAGTCGTCGGCTGGCACGACCTCGGAACCCCAGAAGACCCCGACGACCAGAAAGCGATAACCGGATGAATTACACACAGATCGCCGCAGATGCTCTCGCCAAGTGTGCCGGGTACGACCCGTGGTTCCCGAAGCCCGCACAGGCCACGGTCAACGCATGGGCTGAGCAGATCGCCATCTACAAGCTTGATCGAGCTGACGTCCTCGCAGGCGTCGCGATGATGTACCGCGACAACGGCGCCGGCTTCAAACCTCTGCCGAAGGACATGATCCAGGCGGCTCGTGAGATTCGGCGCCAGCGTGCCGAGGTCGAGAAGGGTCAAGAGGTTGTCCAGGATGCCGCGAACTATCGGCTGGAATCTTCCCGCCGCGCCCAGATCACCACCTTTGCCGACGATTTCGGGGAGCTGGAGTCATGACTACCCAAGCAGTAACAGACATCAAAGAACTCGTAGGAGAGATGCCAGCGAGGGGATGTGAGTGGCAGCCGTACAAGTTCATCGCGCCTGAATGCAGCTTGCAGGCTATGTGGGCTATCCGGCTGCATCTGGCCGACTGGGCGACCCAAACCTGCAGCGTTGGTGTGCAGCACTTCTGCGATGCGCACAAGCAGGAGCTGCTGGCCATCATCGCCGAGGACATGGACGCACCGTGCGAGTCTTGTGGCGTTGTGACGGCGGCGGTGTTCAAGGTGATGCCGCTATGACCGCCTGGTTCAAACGCACACGACCTGAAACACCCCCAGTGGTGCAAGACCTTACCGAGACTGGAGAAGAAGCCCCAGCGGCCCTCTGGGAGCGATTGCAGGTGGAGCTGTGGCCGCAGTGCGTATGCAGGAAACCCGCCGTACGGGTTGTGCTGATCCATAACCTCGACCACTGCGAAGACGGACCCATACCCACGTTCGTCTGCAATGAATGTGAGGCAGACGTCTACCGGTTCATAGACGACACCCTGGCATGTGTACACCGATTCGAGAGGTGGGCTTGTAAAACCTGCGGCGGCCCAGTAGCGGCACCACACGACCTCATAGAAGACGTGGTGAAGCTATGAGCGGGCATATTGGGCGCGGTGGGGGTACTAGGAACCGGTGGTGGCGAATTCGGAAGCTTGGCAGATCCTGGGAAATCTGGCAATACGAGACGGGTACATCCCGAATCCACCTGATATGCCAGGGCATTTACCCCTCTGGTGCTGAGGCTATCGCAGCATTCGCGGCAGGTGGAAGATGATCGATTGCCCCTTCTGCCCCGATAACTGGGACAACCTGGACATCCTAAAACTCACCGGAATCGGGGCGATCCTGACACCGTTGAATCCGGTCACCGAGGGTCACGTGCTCGTCATTCACCGCAAGCACTCTGCCGATGCGGCCGTAAATCCTGATGTGGCGTCGGATCTCATGTTTTCAGCTGCGCTATGGGTCCAGAAGCGCGGCATTGAGGCGAACATCATCACCAGCATCGGACCGGCTGCCACACAAACCGTGTTCCACACCCACGTACACGTGGTCCCAAGGCGTGAGAACGACGGCCTGCATCTGCCATGGACAGGTCAGGTGAAGCCATGAGTAACCCCGCAATCCAGCCGCTATCCGAAGAACAGAAAGCCCGACTCCGCGCCGTAGACGCTGACTGGGCCTACAACATGTGCTGTGGGCGTTGCACTTCCGGCTGCTACGTAGACCAACTGACGGGAGCCTGAGATGAGCGAGACATGGGCGATAAGACAACTAGAGGGCGCCCTTGAGGCCGCAGTCAGGGAACGGCAACAGCTCCAGTCCATAGCCGCCCGAGGGGAAGCGCTGTCCGCTGATTGGGAGAACGTTGCACGGGTCGATGGGGAGATAGCCGGTATTCGTTTAGCCCTTTCCTTGCTACGGAAGGCGGGATGATGTCTGACCCAGCAGTAGAAGCCGCACAACGGGCGTGGCCCAAGGGGAATGGTGCGCGGAAGCTCGTCGTGAATCGACCCCGGATGTACATGGAAGCCGCTGCCCGTGAGGCTTTGAGGCCGATACAGGAGTGGTTCGGGAAAGTCATGCTGGAAGCCGTCATCGAAGATCTCTATGAACAACTGGATCTGCTGGAATCCCTCCACCCCTTGATTTTCACAACAGAGGAACTAGAGCGATGAGTGACGAACCTTCGGACGCACATAAGCTCATAGCGGAAGTGATACTTCGTCATCAACCAAACGAGTGGGGGCAGCACGATGGGTGGTGGGAGTGCTGCTGCCAGCATGGAGGACCGCTGGTGCCGTGGACTCCCGAACACGTTGCCGCCGAGGTGGATAAAGCCCTTGGAGGACTCAACCGGACGTGGGCTGCTGTATTTCCAGACGGCTCCTACATGACCCCGTACCACGAAGTGTGGAACTTCCACCCCAACAAGAGCGCTCGCGAACTGGCCGAAGGCGATGTAGCGGAATATGAAGACACCACCCTTAAGGCTCAATGGGTGTCTGGCTGGACGGTGACCGAATGAATGAGCTTATAGACCGTGCTATCGAAGAGGTGTCGAAGGTTCGGTTGGGCATCAAGTCCCGAGATCGCTTCTGGACTAGCGACTATCGAGAAGTCTTTCCCCAACTCGCGGGGGTTGATTGGCAGCGAGAGGCGTGGCGCCTTTGGTGGGTCTCATGACTGACTACCAAGACACGGGTAGCCGGCGGAAACCTACGGCATACACCGAAACAGGGGCCTC